AGTCCCCTCGTAGCCTATTTGAAGTCCCTTTTTATTCGTGTATTATAAGTATGACGGAACAAGAGAACGGTTCTAAAGTCAGTATAAACAGACTCTTTGAGGCTATTATACCACATAAACCGACAAAAAACAACTACCAATTCGTATCAAAGTGCAAAATATTCTTGACTTGGCAGTTTTTCCTAATAATTCCGTCAAAGAATTAAGCCTTCGGGCTTCGCTTTCCCTAAAAAGAAAGCACAACAAATAAATATCTCAACGCTGAGATGGCCATTAAGCGGCGGGATACAAAGATAGAGGTTTGGATGTGAAAACATCCCACCAAATCAATGTACCCACCTACTTTTGTCATGGACTTTTTTAGCGGTTCAGGGGGTGTGTACGTTGATGTACCACCCCTTATTTTTGTCTCCCGCAGAGATTCAAAAAAATCTAAGCAAATAGGAGACAAAATACGATGAAAAATTATCAAAAACTGTATTTCAAACACTATTACGCCATTTTAAACGATGGCACAAGAGTCGAAGTCACTCGCAGAGAGTGCTTTGCTTACCCCGAACCGCCCACAGCGGACAACCCTTATCCTCAATGTTGGTACTACTCACCGGACGGCGATTGTGCCATCAGACTCCCCCGAACTGCCGAAAGTGTGGAACTTGCCAGGTTTAACCGAGCCGACCTCAAGCAAGAAGAACGCTATCAAATCAACAAGGCAAACCGAGGATACATAAGTCTGGACCAAACTATCGACACGGACAACGGCGAAGATGAAGTCAGCGGTCTTGACCTTGAAGACCCCGATGCAGATTTTCAAGACCGAGCCGCCCTTCGCCACGACATTCTGGCAGTCCTTGACACACTTGACCCCATCAATAGGCGCATCTGCGAATTGATTATGGAAGACGATTCCTATACCAACGTGTACATAGCAGCCCAACTCGGAATCACCGAGGGTGCGGTTCGCAAACGCAGAAAAGCCTTCGCAGAAATCTTTGCAGAATTTCGTCCGTAAGGTACGAATCGGGGCATGAGCCTGTCCTGTAATAAGTGAGGAGGGCAACCTCCTACACCAAAACAGGAGGTAAATCCAATGAGCAAAATGAAAGAACTCTCTCTTGCGGTTGATGAACTCAAGCGATGTGGTGAAGCACTCATTTCCATTTCGGAGACTCTTGCGGACTTGTTTAGTTCCAAACCCGAAACGAAAGAGCCACCTGCCGCCGAAGTCAAAACCGCAGAGACCCCCGCCAAGGTCTACACTCTCTCGGAAGTAAGAGCAATCTTGGCAGAGAAATCCCGTAGCGGTCACACCGCCGAGGTTCGCCAGTTGCTTTTAAAGTACGGTGCGGAAAAACTCTCGGAAATCAAGGAGTCCGACTATGCTTCTCTCGTTGCGGAAGCGGAGGTGATCAATGACACCTAAAGCCCATGCAATACTGTCCGCATCGTCTTCCCACCGCTGGCTCAACTGCCCGCCCTCGGCACTACTGTGTGCCAACGCTCCCGGCGAAGGAACGGCAAGCGAGTATGCGGCGGAAGGCACTTGCGCCCACGAACTTTCGGAGTTTAGACTCAAACAAGCACTCGGCATTCCGGCACAAGACCCCATCGAACACCTCACCTACTACAACGAAGAGATGGAAGACTGTGCGAATGCCTATGCAAGCTACATATCCGAAATTGTAGAGGAAGCAAAAGCAAACCACCAAGACCCGATTGTTCTCATTGAGCAGCGACTTGACTTTTCCCGATTTGTGGCAGACGGCTTCGGCACCGGTGACTGCGTTATTATCGCAGACGGAACGCTGAACATAGTTGACCTGAAATACGGGCTTGGAGTCTTAGTCGATGCAACGGACAATCCGCAAATGAAGCTGTACGCACTGGGTGCTTTGGAGATATTCGACTGTCTGTACGACATCAATGAAGTACGGATGACTATCTTCCAACCCCGCCGTGAGAACATCGGCGTTTTCACCATGACAAAAGCAGACCTATACGACTGGGCAGAACACACCCTCAAACCCATAGCAGACCTTGCATATAAAGGCGAAGGTGAATTTAAAGCCGGAGGACATTGTCAGTTCTGTAAAGTCAAATCGGTTTGCCGTGAACGTGCAAAACGCAATCTTGAACTCGCCAAGTACGACTTCAAACTCCCCTCAACCCTTGAGGACTCGGAAATCGAGTACATTCTGGGCATGATTGATGACCTCGTCAGCTGGGCAACGGACGTCAAAGAATATGCCTTACAAGCCGCCATCAGCGGTAAAGAATGGAAGGGTTACAAACTGGTCGAAGGACGCTCCAACCGCAAGTACACGGACGAAACTGCCGTAATCGAAGCGGTCAAAGAAGCGGGCTACGACCCCTACGAACACAAGATTCTCGGCATTACTGCCATGACATCATTGCTCGGCAAAAAGAAGTTCGAGGCACTGCTCGGCACTCTCGTTGAGAAGCCTGCCGGAAAGCCTACGCTGGTAGCGGACAGCGATAAAAGACCCGCAATCAATAACGCAAAAACAGATTTTAAAGGAGAAGATTAATCATGACAAACAATCCATTGAAAGTTATCACAGGCAAAAACACCAGATGGTCTTATGCAAACGTATGGGAAGCAAAGGCAATCAATGACGGAACTCCCAAGTTCTCTGTATCCCTTATCATCCCGAAATCGGATACCACAACCATCCGCAAAATCAAAGCGGCAATCGAAGCAGCCTATAAGGAAGGCGAAGCCAAGCTCAAAGGCAACAGCAAGACTGTTCCGCCCCTTTCTGCAATCAAGAACCCGCTCCGTGACGGTGACACCGAACGTCCCGATGATGAAGCATATGCAAATGCATATTTCATCAACGCAAACTCGGCAACCGCTCCCGGCATCGTAGACGAGAACTGCGAACCTATCCTCACCCGCTCGGAAGTATATAGCGGTGTGTACGGCAGAGCAAGTATCACCTTCTACGCATTCAACTCCAACGGCAACAGAGGAATTGCCTGCGGACTCAACAATCTACAGAAAATCCGTGACGGCGAACCTCTCGGCGGCAAAGCAAGCCCTGAAGAAGACTTCTCGTCAGACGATGATGACGATTTCCTCGCATAACCATTACCTCCTGTTATTTTTATCATCAAACGGCTTGAGGGCGGGAGCAATCCCGCCTTCTTGTCATGGAGAAAAATATGAAACAGCTTAATATCGATTTGGAAACCTACTCGGACATCGACCTTCAAAAGTGCGGTGTGTACCGCTATGCCGAAAGTCCGAATTTTGAAATATTACTGTTCGGCTATTCCGTGGACGGCGGAGATGTCAAGGTCATAGACCTTGCAAACGGCGAAACCATCCCTGCCGACATTCTTTCTGCATTAGAAGACGAGGATGTCACCAAGTGTGCGTACAATGCCGCATTTGAAAGAATCTGCCTTTCCAAATATCTCGGTTACGAACAAGGCACCTACCTTTCGCCCGAATCCTGGAAATGCACTCTTGTTTGGGCGGCAACCTTGGGATTGCCACTTTCTCTTGCAAACTGCGGAACCATCCTCGGCTTGGAAAAGCAAAAGCTGTCCGAAGGCAAAGGCCTCGTCAAATACTTTTGCACACCTTGCTTACCTACCCAAAAGAATGGTGGCAGAACAAGAAACCTGCCTTGCCATGCTCCTGAAAAGTGGCAGTTATTTAAGGAATACAACCTCCGTGACGTAGAGGTTGAAATGCAGATACAGAAAAAACTCAGCGGTTTTCCTGTGCCGGACACGGTATGGGACGAATACCATCTCGATCAGGAAATCAATGACCGAGGTGTCGCTTTGGACATGGCGGTTGTCAGCCAAGCAATCGCCCTTGACCAGCAAGCCAGACAAGAATTGTCCGAAAGGCTGCACGACCTCACCAACCTTGATAACCCCAACTCCGTATCACAAATGAAAGAATGGCTTTCGGATCAAGGTGTGGAAACAGACACACTCGGCAAAAAGGCTGTGGCACAGCTTATAAAAAACTCGTCTGACCAACTGCGTGACGTTCTCTCCCTTCGCCTACAACTTGCAAAATCGTCCGTCAGCAAATACCACGCAATGAACAAGTCCGTGTGCGCAGACGGCAGAGTGCGCGGAATGTTCCAATTTTATGGAGCGAACCGCACGGGTCGCTGGGCAGGAAGGCTCGTTCAAATGCAAAACCTACCCCAGAACCATCTCCCCGACCTTGCAGAAGCGAGAGGCCTTGTAAAAAACGGAGATTATTCCGCCCTCACTATGCTTTATGAAGATGTGCCGGATACCCTTTCACAACTTATCCGCACGGCATTCGTTCCGAGAAAAGATGCCAAATTCATCGTTGCAGACTTTTCGGCAATTGAAGCAAGAGTTATCGCTTGGTACGCAAACGAAGAATGGCGAAAACAGGTCTTTGCGGAAGGCAAGGACATTTACTGTGCTTCGGCAAGCCAAATGTTCAAAGTCCCTGTTGAGAAGCATGGCGTGAACGCTCATTTGCGACAGAAAGGTAAAATCGCCGAACTCGCTCTTGGATACGGCGGTTCTGTCGGTGCATTAAAAGCAATGGGTGCAATTGAAATGGGTCTGACCGAAGAAGAACTGAAACCGCTGGTGGATGCCTGGCGAGATGCAAACCCCAATATCGTCAAATTTTGGTGGGATGTTGATAAAGCGGTTAAGGATGCCGTCCGCCTTAAATCAAGAACCGAAACCCACGGACTTGTATTCACCTATAAAAGCGGAATGCTCTTTATTACCCTTCCGTCCGGCAGAAATCTCGCCTATGTTAAACCCAAAATCGGCACAAACCAATTCGGCTCGGACAGCGTGACTTACGAAGGTGTCGGTAACACAAAGAAATGGGAACGCATCGAAAGTTATGGTCCCAAGTTTGTAGAAAATATCGTCCAAGCCACCGCCAGGGACATACTGTGTTTTGCCATGAAAACGCTTCGCCATTGCAGTATTGTCATGCACATTCACGATGAAATTGTCATTGAAGCAGACAAACGAATGTCCCTTGCTGCCGTCTGCGAACAGATGGGCAGAACTCCACCCTGGGCAGAAGGACTGTTGCTCCGTGCAGATGGATATGAAACGGAGTTTTATAAAAAAGACTGACAAGCGGAGATCACTTGTCCGAAGTGTACGGCAGAATTCTTTGCCAAGTTCGCCGTCACAAAGGAAGAACTGCAAAAGCTCGTATCCGTTTTCGGCAAGCTCGGCTATAAAGGCAAGGTTATAAAACTGCTCTCGGACTACGGCATCAAATCTGCAGCCGAACTGGAAAACGCAGAATGCACCATCTTTGCGTTTGACCTATTAAACCGCATTTCGGAGGTTAGAAAATGAAATCCTTTACAATTTTCACCGCTACTTGCAGAGGGGAACCGAAAAACTGTCGGTTCCCCAATAAAACAACTATTACGGACGAGGCTTCCCTTATTGCCGCCGCCCGTTTTGACCATGTAACCGCAGAATATAAGGACAACTACCGCTCCAACGGAAACTTTATCTCTGCCGATGTTGTACCCCTCGACTGCGACAACGACCACTCGGAAAACGAGAACGAATGGGTAACCCCACTTGATGTCTCTCTTGCTTTTCCCGACGTATCTTTTGCGGTCGTATACAGCAGAAGCCACATGAAAGAAAAAGGCGGAAAACCAGCTCGTCCCCGTTTCCATGTGTATTTCCCTGTAAATCCTGTCTTTGATCCAAAACAATATGCAGATATCAAAAACGAGATTCAATTGGAGTTCCCGTTCTTTGATAACAACGCTCTGGACAGTGCAAGGTTTCTGTTCGGAGTGGATAAACCCAATGTCGAACTCTATGACGGCGGACTGACTGTCGTTGAATATTTGGATTCAGATCCGTTCGCTTTTTTGGATGACCCTGAACACGGCATTCCCGAAATCTCGGAAGGCAGCAGAAACAGCACACTTTCCCACTTTGCCGGAAGGCTTATAAAACGGCTCGGTGCTACGGATGAAGCCTACCAAAAACTGCTCAAATTTGCCGAAAGATGCAATCCGCCACTCCCCCAAGAAGAAATCGACAGTATATGGCGAAGTGCAAAAGTGTTCGGTAAGCGTGTATCCAAGCAAGACGGCTACATACCGCCCGACCAGTACAACGGCGGATGCCAATTAAAACCCGAAGACTACTCGGATGTCGGACAGGCACTTGTTTTGACAAGAGAGTATTCGGGTGCTTTGCGATATTCCCCCTCGACCGACTTCCTTGTATATAACGGCTCGTATTGGGATGAGTCCAAAACGCAGGCACAGGCAATCACACAGGAGTTCACTACAAGACAACTTGAAGAAGCCGAAATTGAGATGCAAGTCAACCTTGCGGAACTTGTGAAAAACGGCGGTTACGCAATCCTTGCTGAAAGAGGTCCGAAAAAGGCTCCCGAATACATGACAGATGTCCAAAGACACGCCTTTGACCTTTACCAAAACGCACTGACCTATCGTAATTTTGCGATAAAGTGCCGCGACTCCCACCGCATTGCCGCCGCCATGAAAGAAGCACAGTCAATGGTTCAGATAAGCCAGGAAGAACTGGATGCGGATGAGTATCTCTTAAACACACCAGGCGGAACCTATGACCTTCGCACCGGCACAAGAAAAGACCATAACCACCTCGATTATATTACCAAAGAAACTGCAACCGACCCCGGCGAAAAAGGTGCAGAACTGTGGCAATCGGCACTGGACACTTTCTTCCAGAGTGATGCCGAGCTTATCAGTTATGTTCAGCAGATTGTCGGTCTTGCGGCTATCGGAAAAGTGTGCGTGGAAGCTCTTATTATCGCCTATGGCGAAGGCAAAAACGGCAAGTCCACCTTTTGGAACTCTATCTCCCAGGTGCTTGGCACATACAGCGGACATATCTCTGCAGATATGCTGACTGTGGGTTGCCGAAGAAACGTCAAACCCGAACTTGCAGAAGCCAAAGGCAAGCGACTGCTCATTGCATCGGAACTTGAAGAAGGTATGCGACTCAACACCGCAAACGTAAAGCAACTATGCTCCACGGACGAAATATACGCCGAGAAAAAATACAAGGCACCATTCAGCTATGTTCCTTCCCACACGCTCGTTCTCTACACCAATCACCTACCAAAGGTAGGTGCGATAGACAGAGGCACGTGGCGAAGGCTTATCGTTATACCTTTCAATGCCGTCATCGAAGGCAGTCAGGACATCAAGAACTATACCGATTATCTTGTCAAAAACGCTGCCCCGGCTATCCTCGCCTGGATACTCGAAGGTGCCAAAAAGGTCATTGCGGAAAACTACCACCTTGACGTTCCGCAAAAGGTCAAGGATGCAATTGCCGTTTATAAGGAAAATAACGACTGGCTTTCCGCCTTCCTTGACGATTGTTGCGAAATCGGCGAAAACCTTACTGCTAAGTCGGGAGAACTCTATACCGAATACAGAAATTATTGTGTGCGTATGGGCGAATATACGCGCAGTACGACCGACTTCTATACTGCGATTGAGAGCAAGGGGTTCTATCGGCACAAGACAAACAAGGGCGTTTTAGTGCATGGATTATGCCTAAAATCCGAATTTTTGGAGTGAGTGTGACGGTCATGAAGGTCATTTACATAAAGTCGCTATGACATAAAAAATATAAGCCTTAAGCAGATTTATGAAAATGACCTTCAGGAGTTTCACCACGGAGGACAATACATGATTTCAGAGAGCAGTTTAGAACGAAAATTTGTAAAAAAGGTAAAAGAGCATGGTGGCATTGCACCCAAGTTTACCAGTCCCGGATTTGACGGAATGCCTGACAGACTTGTGCTTTTTCCTAAAGGTAAGGTTGCCTTTGTGGAATTGAAGGCTCCCGGCGAAAAGCCAAGGCCTCTCCAAAAAGCAAGACACCGCCTTTTGCAAAAACTCGGATTCCAGGTCTTTATACTGGATGCCGAGAGTCAAATCACCCCCATCATTGATGAAATAATAAACGCGGAGCAAATATGAACTACACACCTCACGATTATCAAAAATATGCAATCAACTATATAGAAACTCATCCCATTGCGGCGGTTCTGTTGGACATGGGGTTAGGCAAAACTTCTATCACCCTCACCGCCATAAACGACCTGCTGTTCGATTCCTTTGAAATCCATAAAGTGCTTGTCATAGCACCGCTGCGTGTGGCAAGGGATACTTGGAAAGCGGAAGTCCAAAAATGGGAACACTTGTCTTTCCTGAAAGTTGCTGTGGCTGTCGGAACCGAAAGAGAACGCAAAGCCGCCCTTTTGCAAAAAGCCGATATCTACATAATCAATCGTGAGAATGTGCAATGGCTGATCGAGCAAAGCGGTATCCCCTTTGACTTCGATACCGTGGTTGTGGACGAACTGTCATCTTTCAAAAACCACCAAGCAAAACGCTTCCGTTCTTTGATGCAAGTCCGCCCAAAGGTTCAAAGGATAATCGGACTGACAGGCACACCCGCCACCAACGGACTTATGGATTTGTGGGCAGAGTTCAAACTCCTGGATATGGGAAAAAGGCTCGGACGGTTTATCACCCAGTACAGACAAACCTACTTTGTTCCCGATAAGCGAAACGGGATGGTTGTGTATTCCTACCGCCCTATCGCCGGAGCAGAACAGGAAATCTACGAGCGGATATCTGATATCACCATTTCAATGAAATCAACCGACCATCTCAAAATGCCCGAACTCATAAACAGCGAATACACTGTTACCCTCTCCGAAGAGGAAAGCAAAATCTATGATGAACTCAAAGACGATCTGGTTGTTGCACTCGGCGATGACGAAATCACAATATCCAATGCGGCATCGCTTTCCGGCAAACTATCACAAATGGCAAACGGTGCTGTGTACTCAGATGAACAGTCGGTTATACACATTCACGACAGAAAACTTGATGCCTTGGAGGACATCATTGAAGCCGCAAACGGCAAACCGCTGATGGTGGCATACTGGTACAAGCACGACCTTGAGCGAATTGAAAAAAGGCTGACTGCATTAAAAGTCCCCTTTGCCAGACTGGATACTTCGGCAAGCATCGCAAAGTGGAATAAAGGTGAACTGACCGTTGCCCTTATCCACCCCGCTTCCGCCGGACACGGACTTAATCTTCAAAGCGGCGGTTCAACCATTGTGTGGTTTGGACTAACGTGGAGTTTGGAACTGTACCAACAGACAATCGCCCGCTTGTGGCGGCAAGGGCAAACCTCCCAAACCGTGGTGGTACAACACATTATTACAAAGGACACGATTGACGAGTCCATTATGAAGGCTCTTGTGCGAAAAGACAAAACGCAGTCCGCACTGATAGAAGCCGTAAAAGCAAATCTATGACAATCAAAGCCAATCCGAGGAACACCACTTTTTCGGAGGTAACAACATGACAAAACTCAATACCATTTATGAGGAACTCGCCCACGCCATCATCAAGCAAGCCGTGTGCGATTACAGAAAAGCAAGGCGTGTACTTCGGGAAAACCCGAAAAACGATATTGCCACAAACGTCAAAAAGGAATGTGAGACTTTCTTCCTTTCCAAGTGGTTTTCCATGCTCACCGAGCTTGACGGCAAAGCACTTCTAACAAGACTTGAATCGGAGGGAACGGCAATATGACAGCAAAAGAATTTTTACAGCGGGCATACCGCATAGACCAACGCATACGAAGCAAGGCTGAACAGATAGAAAGTCTCAACGAAATAGCCACCCGATGCACGGCAGCTCTCACAGGAATGCCGAGAAACCCAAGTCCGTCACTGTCACCTATGGCTGATGCTGTTTGCAAGATTATTGACTTGCAAAGCGAAATCGAGGTGGAAATCAAAAAGATGATTGACATCAAACGTGAGGTCTCAAACCTTATCGACCAAGTCAGCGATACGGACTGTCAGATGGTTTTGGAAAAGAGATACCTTTGTTTCTACACTTGGGAAAGGATAGCCACCGACCTGTCCTTCTCGGTTCACTACATTTACCAAATCCATAACAAAGCCTTGAAAATTTGCGATAAACTTTTGAAACTCGATACCTAATCATACTAAATTAGACTTTTTTAGACCCTTGAAATGTGATATCATTATAATGTAAAAAATTATAAACGCAAGCCTTCATGGGAGCAGTTCCGTGAGGGCTTTTCTTATAGGAGACCTTATGCCCACACGACCAAAACACCCGTGTTCCTACCCAGGCTGTCCCAACCTAACACACGAGCGGTACTGCGAGGAACATAAACAAAAAGCAAATGCCCAATACGAGAAGTACGACAGAGACCCTGCTGTACGCCGTAGGTACGGAAGAGCATGGAAACGCATCCGTGACAAGTATGTTTTAGAACACCCGCTCTGTGAGCAGTGCCAAGAGAAAGGACTGCTTGTCCCAACCGAAGAAGTGCATCACAAAGTTCCTCTCTCCGAAGGCGGAACACACGCAAGAAGTAATCTCATCGCCCTCTGCAAATCCTGTCACTCCCGCATTCATGCGGAACGTGGAGACAGATGGCACAAATAAAAGCGGCTTGACCGATAAAAAGGTTCGACCGCTTTTTCTTTTGTCCGACCCCCAGGGGCGGTCGCAATCTCTGTGACCTTTTTTCCGAGCAACGGGCCTGGGGTGTCGTGTGCAAAAAAAGCGAAATCAAAAGGGTAATTAAACAAGGTCCCAAAATCAACCGAAGGAGGTGTGAATTTTGCCGACAAAATCAAACAATACAGGCGGTCAAGGCGGCGCTCGCCCAGGTGCCGGGCGCAAAAAGTCTGCTCTAACCGACAAGATTGCTGCCGATAACCCAGGCGGAAGACCGCTACAAATATTAGATATCCCAGATGTTGAAGGCGTGGAAATGCCAAAGCCCAACGATATCCTCTCAGCTACCCAGCGTGACGGCAAAGAGTTTCAGGCAAAGGCAATCTACGAAAGCACGTGGGAATGGCTCAAAAAGATAGGATGCCACACGGCCGTATCGCCACAAGTCATTGAGCGTTATGCCATGTGCGCCGCAAGGTGGATACAGTGCGAAGAGATGACCAATGAACTCGGCTTCCTTTCCAAGCACCCGACCACAGGAAAGCCTATCCCATCGCCCTTTATCAATATCGGCATCAACTATATGAACCAGGCGATTCGCCTATGGAACGAAATCTATCAAATCGTGAAGGAAAACTGCACGGTTGATTATAACGGAGCAAACCCACAGGATGACCTGATGGAGAAGCTGCTCCGAGCAAGAAAAGGAGTATAAAAACATGATTGAAAAAGTAAACCCCTGTCACCCCGACAAAATCGCCGACCGAATTGCGGGAGCCATTGTTGACCTCGCATATAAGGCGGAAAAGAACCCGAAGATTGCTGTGGAAGTCCTGATCGGACACGGAGTCTGTCATGCGATTATCGAAACCACGGCGGATATCAGCGAAGAAGATATCACCCTTGCCATTCACAGAATTGCAGGTGCAGTCCAAGCCGACATCAGCATCGTACCGCAAGACACAATCCTTGCAGAAAACCAAAGCGGTGAGTTCCGCTGCGGAGATAACGGCATCTTCAAAGGCACACCGCTCACCGATGAGCAACTTACCCTCTCGGCTATTGCGAGTAGCATCTTTGCCGAGTATCCAACGGACGGCAAATACATTCTTAACGGCGATAGGCTTATTATCTGCCAAAGTTATGCCAACGCAAACGAACTCCAAGACAAATATCCTACCGCTGAAATCAACCCTCTCGGTGATTGGACAGGCGGCACGGATGTTGACACTGGTGCTACCAACCGCAAGCTCGGCTCGGATATGGTGGACAGCGTGACCGGC